ATCAACCTGCTGGCCTTTATCAATAGCCTTTTCTTTACGCAGGTCACCAAAATACATTCTTAGCAAAGCTAAAGGAATACCAAAATATGTACCTATGACAGGCCATAAATCTTTAAGGGTATCAGGGGAGGAGGATATAACAAAGGTCATGGCTATTCCTATGCCAACAAAAGGTATTGCTAGCATCCAAGCCATCATTAGTGCAATTTTAGGTCGGGTAGAATGCCCAGAGGAGTCTGCTTTACTTAAAGATTCTACTATACTAGCGTCATGCTTATAACCTGCTTGTATAGTCTCATATACTAAGCGCTGTAATTCGGTCTCATGATCTAACTCTGCTTGCTTTATTTTTCTATACGCTTCAGGATCAGCTACTAAAGCTTGTTGGATAGCATCTGGTGTTTCTTCAACGCCCAAAGTAGAGGCTAGAATTGAAACACCAGTGCCTAAAGCTCCACCTACGGGGCCACCTAGTATAGTACCTAAAGCGGGTGCAACTCTCCCTATAGTAGCAGCGAGGCCCTTCCAATCATCACTATTCCAACCCATATTAGGTACCTAATCCTTTTGTATAAATTTATATTAACTATACTATAAAAGAACTAAGATGGAACCCCAATATTTAATGTAGGTTATCCATACCGTACTGATTATACTGGAATACCCTGCAGCTTTACGGTAAACTTATCTTGCATAACTTCTCTCTTATAGCTCAAAGTAGCGTTAGCTATTTCAACTATTAAGATATAAGCGCCTAAAGCTAGAGCCTCTGTTTCTGCTGGTGTTATGCGCAATTCTAAAGCATCATTCCCACTGGATAAAGCTAAAGTACCAGAGGCTGTAGCTGCATCCCCTAGGTTAACTACTATAGCCCAAGAACCAGTCCAATTAACATCTAGGGTTGGAATATCCGGAGATGAAAAATCATAGGCGAAAGAATCACCTTGAATACACTCGTGCTTTATACTCATACTTTTTCTCCAATAAAGATTATGTTGGCATCAGTAGCTATAAACTGTTTTTCTATTTTAGAAGGCCTAAACGTTATACCCTGTAATATAGCTAAAAACTCAATTGTGTAACTTTGCCCTAAAAAGCTTAAGTCTTTAGAAATACTTATAAAGCTCTCTAGTTTATTCTGTCCATAAAAAGTAACCAAAGCAAGTTCTCCTTCAAAATTACTTAGCCTTGCTACAGCCTCCCAGCCTGAAGTAGGATAAAGATTGATCCCAGAACCGGATAAGTGAATCTGGCTTAAATTAGTGACAGTTACTAAGTTCTGTGTTGTTAAGCTATACTCACTTAGAATAGAAACTTGATCTAGACTATTCGCAGAGATTAAATTTTCTAAAATTAAGTTAAGCTTACTAGCTACTGAAATTTCATCAATAGTACTAGCAGATGCTAAATTTTCTAAAGTTAGAATATAACTATTTAAAGCTATATTGTCTATGCTAGACTGTGAAGTTAAATCTTCTAATAATAAACTATATTTTCCAGATATAGAAATTAAGTCTATACCACTAGCAGCTACTAAATCTTCTACAGCTAAGGTATAATTATTTAAAAATATGTTATCTAGATTAGACTGTACAGCTAAATTCTCTAAACTTAGATTATACTTATTAAGAATAGAAACTTGACTTAAAGAGCTATTAGCTGTTAAATTTTGTATTACTAAACTGTACTTACTTGATACTGTTACCTGTTCTAAGCTATTACTAGCTTCTAAATGCTCTAAACTTAAGTTATAGCTATTCAGAACAATATTATCTATACTAGCTTGTGATACTAGATCATCTAAGACTAAAGTATATTCAATTGCAATTTCTTCAGACTCTAATTCTAGGTCTAATAAAATTACTCTAGTTCTTACATTAGCCATTACACTACTTTAACTTGAAAAGTTTTAGATACTATTTCAGAAGATAAGTGAATTTTACTAGCATTACTTTCCGCTATAGTTCTTCCTTTTATACTAATATCTTGAATCTCTACATCACCACTAGTAGCAATACAGCTTATAAACACCTTAGGTGTAAATGTATTAAAAATTTTAACCACTGCAAGAAATTCAGTATTACTTAAGTCTAGTAATGTAATTGAAGTTCTTACATTCGCCATTAATAAGGATCCTCCCAACAGCACATCCAAACATCACCTACACAATTATTTCTATGTACTTTATCTACTATATAGAATAAGGATGTTCCATCTAGTTGAGTTAAGCAAGCATTAGTAAGAGTTAAAGTATCTGCTGTATTACTTACTATTTTTCTACTAGTAGAAATAGCTGTACCAGCATAAACTATTATAAACTTACCAGCGTGTTCATCCACTGTCCAGCTTTTACTCGTATCTGTAACTGTAGTAGGGGTTGCTGAGGTACACTGTACTAAAAGATCAGCAGGCATATCACTTGTACAAAAAGTTTCATCTACAATTAGCGTCGGTGGATAGAATACTCCATCGCTAGGGAATAGACTAGAAGAAATATTACCAGGATCTCTCATTATAACTTTAGTTAAGTAGTAGATACCAGAGTCTATACTAGGATCCCTATCAGAATAAGAAATTATAAAGGCTTCTAAAAGATAGTCCGCTAAAAGAGAAGTTGCAGTACCTGTTACCTCAGAAGGACATAAAGGGTAATACCTTCCTATACTTGTACTATAAGAATGACAAAATAATTGTAGCCCTAAACCCATGTATGCTCCAGTAGCGTAACTAGAGGCTAAAGAAGTAATAGTTATATTATTACCACTAATAGACTGTACAGTTACAGGCTCACGGCCCTCACCATTAATACCTATAATTTGATAAGTTTTACCAATCTTAAAATTTACTGAGCTAGTAACAGGTATAACCACACTAGACCCTGCAGTTATAGCACTAGTTGTCGTAGTTTTAAGTCTTACTAAGGGCTTAAAAAATCCTATAGCCCTATGATATGAATAGTTGGTGTAAGTAGTATGAGCGGCCTCAGCATAAATATGCGTACGCACCATATTTTTATCACCAATAGACCAGACAAAGGCTTCGGTTGTTAATAAAAATATTTTACTACTAGAATTGTAATAAGGTTCACATGTGCCGGTATGACCTACATTATCCCAGTATAAGTATATCTTAAAATAAGCGTAATTATTAGACAAGTAAATATTTACGTAACCAGTTATTTCATCCCCGAGTTCTCCTTGACTAGAAAAAACTTTTGAAGTGGTTGAAATATCATCATACAGAGTCCAACCAGCAGCAGTGTAGTTAGCCACTATTTGATCAAACTGATCCTGATAGCCTGTTTTTAGAATTTTAGAATTTATATAAGCCATTTTATCTCCTGCTGTCTCCTCTCCCATTTCCTGCGGCTTCTTCCGCAGTAGGATTACGAGTATTCAGAGCCTTAGACGGATCACTGGAATTCTTATAGAACCCTGTCCCACTAAGAGAAGTATAGCCGGTAGGTAAATAAGGATTACCAGTAAGTTCAATAGACGCTTCTTCATCTGTAATAATACCCAGAGATAGCTGCTCAAGAATCCGTGCCTGCTTAAGGCCCTTAAAAGCCTCAAGTTCATTCTCAGGGCGTAAATTCACAGGCTTATATTTTACTACCACAGTCCCAGCAACACCTTCAAGGCGTAGGGCTAATGTTAGTACTCTGGACAGAAGATGCTCAGAAACTCTCTGCAGAGAAACCACAGACTTAGTATAGAGTAATGCCTCAACACCACCGATAGTTTGACTAGAGCCAAATTGTCTACCCAGAATGGTTGGAAGACTTTTCATACCCGAGATTATTCGCTGATCAATAACCTCTTTAAGAGGTCTGAAGTCAATGGTACTGTTACTTTTTGTTTCTAAAACATTCACATCTAAAGAATCAAAGAATACTGCAGCATCCTCAGGTTTTAAAGAACGAAGGCTTTCACCAATAGATTCCTTCTGTTTCTTTAACCACTCTGACATGATTTTATCATCGGTCTGCGCAGCTACAGGTGCAAATTTCCGAAGTGTAGCCTCAATGATCTTAACGGAGATTCTCGGATATGCTGTCCGTTTTACTACTCTTTCGAGGTCCTGCATAACAGCTATGTTAAACAATACAGCTTGTATTACTGGTAAGAAAGGAGGAGTTTCATAAGGACTGTTTGCATCAGCATCTAAAAGCTGCCAAAAGAATGTAGGTAAACCTACTTTCTTTTCACCTTGGTAAGGAACATAAACTCCAGCTTTAGGCTGCTCAAAAGTAATGCTAATGGGATCAACAATACTTAAATACTTTGCTGTCTTGTCCTTATTCAAAACAAGCTCGATGCCGCATGCCCCTCGGAGTAGAATGTATTTAATAATTGAATCTGCAGTTAGCTCAAGAGTATTTGGGATACCCCATTCTTTAAACATAGCCACACCAGAGAAACGCTTTAGAATAATATCAAGCGACTCTTGATAGGCTTGATTTGGAGAATTCTTTTCATCCAGAGCTAAAGCTGTCAATCCACTACCAGCCATTCTAAGAAAGTTCCAAATACCAGTTGACACATCTGGGTCATACTTACTAAACTCTTCTAATAGATCATCAGCAGATTTAGAATAACGATAATCCTCTACTTTGGTCTTATAAAGGCTCCTGTCCCGGCGTGGTAACTCTTTTTTCTCAGGCGCAGGGTTTAGCTGGGGCACAGATTTTAACTGCCGGGTATCAACAGGAGACTCTTCTGTAGCCTTTTTCTTTTTTCCAAAAATACTCATAGTGTAGTCCTATAATGAGAAATTTCAATAGGAGCACAACCACCCAAGTCATCTTCAGGAGGTTGTTCTCTAAATATTTTTTCAGCAAGAAGTGCATAGCCCAGAGCCATACCATAATGATCAGGCCCTATTTTGACGTACCTAAAAGTAATAGTACCATACTCATCTTCTTGTTTCACTCTCACTAAATTATAGCAATGATCCCAGAATTCATCATCTGCCTGACTAGTGACTTTTACAATTCCATTTATAAGCCCTTCAACCACGGCATCAAGGCACTGTGTTCTATCTGCAAGAACTCTAATCTTGTCTATGGAGTATTCTTTCTTTCCTGAGAAGTAGCATATCTTAAACCTTTTATGAACATCTTCTCGTTTGGCTATGGCTGTTACCGTAGTCGTATAGGGTAAGGCATCTGACACCGTAAATAAAGCACCATACCGTTTCATAGTCTTATAGAAATCCGCCAGCTCCTCATGACTTATGGTAAATGCAGATATAACAGTAAGCGTGCCATTTATAGGTTTCAAGATAACGACATGACAAGTCATACCAAGGTCAATCCCGATAAAAGTACCAGAGGCTTGATTTACTTCTTCCATTTGGAAGATAGCAGCTTTCTTAGCCTCCGCGTTAACCCTAGCACCATCTGCGCCTGTAAAGTGCTCACCTAAAACAAAGTTAACAAAATCCTGTTCCTTGGAATAACCTTCAGGAAACCTAGAATCAGATGCTTTGACTATATTCGTAGCGTTGACAAACTCTACATCTAGCTGCGATATATAATAACCAGATATACCAGTTTCTAAATCCTGAGCTCGTTCCGGATATTTAGCCACCCATTCTCTATATTTCCAACTCCTGTCCACTTCTTTTCTACACTTAGAGCAGCATATAAAAGCTGAAAATGTCCATGGTTCATTAACAAAGTCAGTCATGGTTTCTATGTTCAGGGGGAGGTCTTTTCCCTCTGAACGTAGCATGACATTATCTTTGAAGTTTAAAAACTGATAATGTCCGCAATGATTACATTTTAATATTACAGCCTTTTGATCAGACTTATCATATACAGCACTAATACCATAGTCAGGAATAGTAGGTGTTGATATTAGCCGTTCAAACTTATATTCAGAGTGCTGAAGCCGAGATTTAAACTGGGATAGCACTCGTGGATTACTAAAATTAATTTCGTCATAGACATTGGCATCACTTGGAACGGATATAGCAGCTTTAGTCCCGAAGGTACCACGTAAGTTTAGGAAGGACGATCCAACTCTTTTAAGATATGCCGAGTCTATTCCACCAGTTCCTAACTTCTGAATGATTGGAGATGCTTCAAACATGACATCCAATCTCGACTTAGCAAATTTCCCGACCTCACCATCGGTAGGCTGTGTGAATATGGTCTGCGAACCTTGGTGTTGGACTAAGAAGCATAGCATCCATCGAATAAGAACTTCCGTAAAGCCTATCTGAGCACACTTCTTAGCCGCTACTATCTTATGTGGATCATTAATAAAGTCAATCTGGTATTCATGACCTTTAAAAGAATACGGCTTACCACGAAGGAAAGTATTTTTAACTATCCAATCAGCGGGTAATGATTCATCTCTTGCTGTCAGTCTTTCTTTCAGCATATCCCCATATACACTCATATGTCCATATCCAGTAAGAGAGTCTGCTGATCATCCGTCAGGACTTCAAGTACACGGTCCTGGAACTTTTGCATTTCTTGAACATTGTACACTCGTTCTTGCATCTTTAGCATGGCATCTGAGAAGCGTGAGATCTCGCGAAGAGTCTTTCTTATCTCTTCACCATCAGGGAGTGAATTTTTAGAAACAATAAACTGAAGTAATACTTTTGCAACAGCATAGTTATATTGTAACTCACTTGCCAGATTAATAGGCTGGTTTGCTATGACATCTATCTTAGCTTCTAGGTCGATATCAGAGGATACTATCTCTACAGGCTGAAATTCTTTTATAAAAGTCAGCACCATACTTACTTCATGTGCAGTTGCTTTAATCTTCTTACGGGCATAAGCTACCAGTTCACTATACTCTGGATCACCTGTAAATGAATTTAAAACTTCTGCAATTTCTTTTGCTCTTCCAAGCGTCACGGTTTCCATCTTTTTACTATACGTTTTTAGGTAGGTATATTATGCCCAATACAATATACCCTTGTTCAAAGGGCTAGCTCTTTGCGCCTATTAAATATAATATAATAAATCTTTATGGCGTATAGCTCAATAGGTGAAACTTATTGAATATAATATAATAAATCTTTATGGCATATTGAATATAATATAATAATAAATCTTTATGGCATATTGAATATAACATAATAATAAATCTTTATGGCATATTGAATATAACATAATAATAAATCTTTATGGCGTATAGCGAGCTCTTCTGCGAAGCAGGCGATCTATGCTTTGCGCCTTGAATTACAAAGGCTGTTTCAAAAAATTTTAAAATTTTTCCGAGTAGGCTATTAGAAGCAATAATAGTATAACACAGTATATTTAAAGCCCCATATTAAAACCTATCTTATTACTCAAATTAAAGGAGATTATTATGAAGAATTTTATTATTAATAACTGTAACCAAGTAGCTAGTAACTTGTATCCTTGTTTAAAACAACAAGTATACGCAATGATTATCACTGAGAAAGGAGTTTATTTTGGAGCTAACTGGATGCTTAATAACAAGATTACTATCTGTCCACGTGTTACCAAGGGCTGTCCTTCAGGTACTGGTTATGAGCTTTGTGAAGAAGTTTGTGGCCAAGGTACTGAGCATCATGCTGAACGTAATGCTATGCTAGCAGTTATTGAAGCTGGTGATACACTTGAAGGAGCTTCACTCTATCTTACTGGGCATACTTATTGCTGTGAATATTGCATAGCAGCAATGACTGAAGCTGGTGTAAAGAAAGCTACCGTGCTTGATTCGGGTAAAGTTTATAACTTTTAATCTAAGCAAAGGAGAACATCATGACTGTAAACATTAAACTTAGTAACAAAAAAGAAATTATCGTGAAAAATGTAAGCCTGCGTAAACTTCGTGCATTAAAGACTATTCATGGTGAGAATAATATCTCACTGATTCTTGACATTGATTTACAAACTATTACTTGGTAGGAGAGACGCATGAAAATTAAACTACAGCCTATTGTACAGCTTATTTATCCGGCCTTAGAAGAGTTCTGTAATGTCTATGACTACACACTACCACCTCTAAATTACTTTAAAGATAATATTAAATTTAAAGTAGTTAAGAACATAGAAGTAGATGGAGTAGCCTCA